ATGGCAGTCGAGTCCTTGCCACCGGAAAAATTAACTTGGCCAGTCTTCGGTGCATTGTCATCTACTACAATGTTTGTTCCGCCACCGAAGGACATATCGCAGTCGATACCTTCTTGCTCTCCTGCGTATTCCTCCATGAGTTTCACTCCTTGCGTCGGCCAGTTGGCCTCGTCGCTATTCCGTGTGTGTTAAGCCACTTGTAGATAGTCATAGGTGATACTGCGCACTGTTTGGCGATAGAAGCCATACTACGCCCCTTTCCGGCGTATTCACCAGCGAGCCACGATTCTTTACGGTATGTCTCATGCGAGGAAACGGTGCTTTGCACCTGCGCAACAACAAAATGTTGCTCTCCGCACTCAAGACAAACGATTGTCTGTGGGGTATCATTCTCAATTCCTACTTTCAGTTCCGATTCGCATTCATTGCATTCAAATTGTATTTTCATTTATTTTACTCTCCTATATTGGTAGTTTTGGTGGGGTGTAAATATCCTTTCAATATACCCCCACTTCTCGATTAACTTAAGAATGTGGCCGACACCGGAGGGGTGAAGGGCGTTTTGGGGAATCATTATCTCGTTCACCTTTTCGGTTATTTGACCGCCATGTAGGATTTGTTCAACCTCCATGTGAAATAGAACGACTCCCAAGACTGCGACCTTTCGGTGTATTTTATGAAGGGACATTACCTCTCCCATGCAAGACAAGACTTGCTCTACTTCGGCCTGCGTGAACTTCTCAAAAGTTCTACTGCGCAGAGTCCTCGCAAAGTTGGTGTTATCCCTCATGTGTTGAGCAATGTCAATCGGCATTAAGCCCCCGCAACCTCTCTTTGAAACAGGGAAACCCCGTCATTAGAGTTGATAATCAAACTGATTCCTCCGCCGTGTGGCGTTAAATCAATGAATGATAGTTTGGCTTTGCCAACGATAGTGCGCAGAACATTTTCTAAACCGCCACCAATAATCGTAGCGAACTCATGCTTCACGCTCGGACATAGGTTTGTTATGGATTCTCCCTTGACAACATCACCGACTTTGACCGTAAGCATCGAACCGTCGTCTTCAAGGGTGTAGTGATTCAATTTTTGGTTGTTCATCGCACCACTGTTCAGTGCGCTAAGGAATGTGTTTGAGTCCACTTCATATTCTGCGCAAGGTTCGACAATATCGCCACTGGATAGTGTGTATTTGCCTGCGTTTGTCTCTATGGCCGAAGAGAAGCGAGTCTCGCTATCATCAGCCCACTCCTTGATTGTCTTTTTGGTGTGCGAGAACGCCTTAGCCCTCTCGTCGCTCAAGAGCGTAGTCTGCTTGCCCGTAGATTTGATTAACAGTTTACCTTCGTTCTGCGTGAGACTTACTTCTTTGTCATGCTTAGAAAGTGCGCCGAGAAGAAGAGGGATGCTTGCGACTATAATCTCGCAGTCATCGCCTTCGACTGGCGTTGAGAACTTTGCAATACTCGTCACGCCATCCCGAACAATGTTACAAGTCGAAGCGATTCCGTCTTTGACGGTAATCCTCGTTCCTTGCACCTGCGGGACAGGGCGAACACCAACATTTTGAATGCGTTGGGTTCTCTCAATCAATCGTCGTAGTTCAAGCGTTTTCATTTTCACTGCCATATCTAATCCTTACTCCTTAGTCAATATAAACCCGTCGCTAATCCACTTTGTATGCTTCGGGTCTTTGTCTCATCATTTTATTGAACACTCTTTCACACTGCGCACATTTTAGTGCGCCTTCTGCGTCAATGTCGGGATGAAGCGGTTCATGCTTGCCGACAGAGGGAAAGCCTCTGCACAGAACATAAGAGAATGAACCATCCGGTGTGCAATCAACTGCGTAGTGTATGCGAGAGGAACGCCCTTGCATCAATACTCGTTTGACCCGTTTAACCGGCATCTCAACCCCATGCCAAGAAAGGTAATCCAGTCCATGAGACTTCACCGTTCTTGACACTTAAGACAGTGTGCGTAGAGCCTAAATGCTCTTGGTTGAAGCCTTTCATTTCTTCGATTGATGCACGAATCTCCCATGAGCCTGCGGATAGGCTCTTGTCTGCCTTGACACCTGCCGCAAGGTCTCCCTTTTGGCTGTATCGAGTCATCCAAAGTTGCTGTGAGAAAAGGCGCATTGTCCCTTTCTCCCATTCGGGTTCTTCACCAATCTTCATCAATCCCTTTTGGCCGTTGCCAACATCTGCGAATTGCTTCTTGTCTTTCAAGTGAAATGTGAAGAAGACTGCATCGACAGGCAGTTGATGCGCACGATTAGCAATATCTCGGAACAATTTGTTGCGAATACGCCACTCGGCTTGATTGAACTTGTCTCCGTCTTCGACATTGACAGGATTCTTTGAGCGATTCATTAGAACATCAGTCATTGCGAACTCGCACCACTTCAAGAATGAAGACATACCATCCATGATAACTGCGCCGACTTCTCCATCCCTGCACTTCTGCGCAACAATGTTAATGAAGTGACCCATTTTATCGACAAGAGCCGTGTAGTTGGTCGAATTGTCTTCATTAAAAATCGTATCATCCAATTCGTCGTAGAGGGGGATGACGAGGATATTCTCATCGTCGGGATAGTTGGCCGCAATGGTTTGAACTGCGCTGTTATCAACATCGAAAATGATGATTTGCTTTTCTGCGCCGATGTGTTGGCGAGCGAGCGAAACAGCAGTGCCAGTCTTAGCGGTATTTTCTTTACCGACAAGTGCCATGCGCACTGTTTGAGTGCGAGAACGCTTCTGCGCAAACAATTGCTCATAGTGCGCTTTCATATCACGCATTGGAGGCTTGTCTGCCTGCGAATCCTTCTTACTTGCGCCTTTCTTTGCGTTTGCCCATGCGTTTGCCATTCAAAATCACCATCCCATAGAGTCTTCGACTGCTTCTTCGATTTCATCTGCGTCTTCTGCGCCGAGTCCTTCGACGGAGTCCATGACCCACCATCCGGAAACGCTCATGCGAGGCATTCCGTCGTCTTTGCCAATCCAACCGCCGCCGCAAGCGATGACGATAGAGCCGACTGCAAAATCAACCTTTGATTCTTCTTCTTTTGAAACCCATAGGTCAATCGGAGGAATCGGAGATGTAATGTCGAGGTCTGCAAGAGTGATGATGTAGCCACCTTTCTCTCTTGGGTCAATGTGCGCAACTTCAAGAGGCATTGCGCAGAGAGCATCCCACTTTTCCTTGTCGGATAGTCCATTGAGCCAACCTTCAAGGTCTGCAAGACCAGTAAGAGGTGTAACATTCGCAAGGTCTTTCAAGAGTCCGTTGCCGTCTTCATCGAAAGGCGCACTGTCGAACATCGAAACCAATGCTTCATCTGCACTGAAAAGAGAAACCTTTGACTTGGTGTAGCCAATGTCGCCATTTCGACCCAACTTCACCGGCAATGTGCCAGTTACAAATGTTGGGTGGATAGCCAATGCGTCTTCGCCATTGAATCGAACCTTGATTGGCCGAATCGTCTTGTCGCCTGCGCTGTTACCCAAGAATACGCAATCACGCATTGGTTCACTCTGCGCTCGGTATCGGCCGTAGCGGTAATTTGGACTGCCCGAAGGCCATGTTGGTGAACCCTTGTCTGCAATCAAAACAAAGTAGCCTGTGCCGTCGTTAATGTCCTTAGCCGCCTTTGGCAACTCTGTAACATGCTTTTCGGCAGAGGAAATGTCGAATGCTTGCTTGGATTCAAGGGATGGGTTGTGTATGTAGCGATAGCCACCGTTCACATCATCGTTCAAGAATAGTGCGCAGACACCTTGAGAGACAAGTAGTGTGCGTGCATCCTCGTCAAGACCCATGAGGTTTGTCTTCATGTTCTCATATTGGCGTGCCGCAATATCCTTTGTGCGTGGCACACTGATGAACATGCCTTCAATGTTCTCGCAACCGCTTCGGGCAAGTCTTGCAGAAACTACTCGTAGTTCTGCGGAGGCCATTCTTAGGGTCTTCATTTGTATGTCTTCGTCGGACAAACCATTCGCTTGAAGGTTTGCTTTGTTCGCATTCAAGACGCTCTCATGCTTTGCAAGCAGAGCCTCTGTGGTGCATCCGACATTCTTTGCTACTCTTTCGATAATTTTTTCATCAACCATGTTCTTCACTTTTCCTGTGTATTCTGTCCTATACCTGTTGCTCATATAAACCCCCCGATTAAATCGAGAGCATCCTCGCAAAATCCCATCGAACAACGCTTTCATCAACGCCCATGACAATATCACGCTCGCTAATTATTGCGCATTCGACAACCTTTGCAACCATTTTCGCATCGGCAGGACTGTTTGTTGCGTAGTCGAAAACTTTGCGCACTACGCTACGCATATTCATGTTGCCGCTCAACTTAACTGCTTCGGCCACCGCTCTTTCAGTAGTGGCAAGGCGCAGATAGCGACGAGCATCAAATCCTTCACCCAACTCAAGTAGGAACTTCTTTCCTTCTTCTTCGGATAGATAGCATAGGGTTTGTAATGCGCCTATTGTATTGCGCAAATCCCCTTCATGTATTCTTGCAAGGTTTGTCAAATCATCATCACATAGAGTCATTGATTCCGAGTCGAGAATATCACGCATTGTTTTTACTGCGCCCTCAACAGTATGTGATTTGAAGGTGCGAACCGAGCAACGGCTCTGCAACCAACGGGATATTTTGCTAAGGTCATTGCATGTCAAAATGAAGTAGCAAGAAGAACCTTCGATAACACCCTTCAATGCGCTCTGCGCCGCAACAGTAAGTTGGTCGGCTTCATCGAGAAGAATGATGGCTTCTTGTAACCCACTTTCGGCCATAGGC